CTCTTCCGATCTTTCCTGCCTATGAGCAACTGAAGACTCCAGATGCACAGACCAAAGAAGCCTATGGCAAGTCTTTGAAGAAGTGGTTAGACTTCTACACTGCATTCATTTCAGACTGTGATCGATTTGCAAATAACAAGAAGGCTGTTAAGGTGTCTCGTCCACGGAAGACGAAAGCCAAGCCAGTTGTTGATGTCGTTAAGCAAATGAAGTTCCAGAAGGAAGACAAGGCTCTAAAGATTGTCAGCATTCATCCTACAGAAGTTGTTGGCTGTCAACAGTTGTGGACATATAATACTAAATATAAGCAACTGACGGTCTTTAATGCATCTGGTCCAGCAGGTATTACAGTCAAGGGTACTACGTTGATTGGTTTTAATACCGAGTCCAGTTCGCAAAAGAGTCTTCGGAAGCCAGAAGAGACTATCAAACAATTGCTTGGTGCTGGTAAAGTTGCTCTGCGAAAGTTTATAGATACTGTTAAGACTGCCGAAAAGAAACCGACAGGACGTATTAACGAGAACACAATTCTTCTTAAGGTCACAAAGTGAGTAATGTAGTACAGTTTCCAGTGGAGCGATTGAATGCTCCACCACAAAGCATCGAAGAGATGCAAGACTCTATTTCCATCATGCGGAAAGAACATGTAGACAACTTGATGGATATGATGATTCCATCTGTCCTCACGCTATTCGAAACTAACGGCATGGATGTCGAAAACGAAATCTATGTTAAGGATAGCGCCCTTGTTATTGAAGCCATCAAGGCTTTGATGTACAAGTATTATAATTTAGAACATCCTCTAAATTTCATTGCAGAAACCTGTTTTGATGTTAGAATGAATAGTGATGAGAGTATCAGTTATAACTATGATATCTCTCTTAGTAATGAACCTAATGAACCCCTTGGAGAAGAGTGAGAACTCTTATATAAAATGATTATTGTTGATTTCAGCGCAATCACTATTTCTAATCTTATGATGCAACTTGGCAATCATACAGATACTAAAGTCGAAGAGAACATTCTTCGGCACATGATCCTAAACTCTATCCGTGCATATAACCAGAAGTATCGGGCTGAATATGGCGAGATGATTCTAGCATGTGATGGTCGTAACTACTGGCGCAAGCAAGTATTTCCATACTACAAGGCAAATCGTGCTAAGTCACGAGCCAAGTCAGACCTTGATTGGGTATCTATCTTTGAAATCCTACACAGGATCAAAGCCGAACTCAAAGAGAACTTCCCATATCGTGTCGTCGAATATGAAGGCGCAGAGGCTGATGACGTTATCGCAACTCTGGTGCAGACATATGCTGGACAAGGCGAGAAGATCCTGATTCTATCTGGCGATAAGGACTTTGTCCAACTGCATACGCATATGGGCGTGTCTCAGTATGATCCAGTTCGCAAGCGCCCAATTCAGTCCAACAATCCAGAACTATTTCTGAAAGAACTCATTCTCCGTGGTGACACTGGAGATGGTGTGCCGAACTTTCTTTCGCCTGATAACAGTCTTGTGGTCGATACTCGCCAGAAGTCGATCATGCAGAAGAAGTTGGATGTTTGGTTGACACAAGAGATTGAAGATTTTTGCGATGACAAGATGTTGCGTGGCTTCAAGCGTAACGAACAACTGATCGACCTCACTTTCATTCCAGAAGATATCAAGTCTGGCATTCTCTGTGAATATGAAAGTGAAGCGGGCAAGAACCGCTCTAAACTCTTTAACTATTTCATTGAAAAGAAACTGAAGAACCTAATGGAGGTAATTAACGAATTCTGATGACTAGAAAACTAGCAATCTTTGAGATCATTCAAGGAGCGGATAAGATCGCTTCGGCTGAAGATCGAGCCACATATCTACAACAACATGATAGTGAAGCACTGCGGATCATTCTGCAATGTGCTCTTGACCCTCGTGTTAAGTTTGCACTTCCGCCAGAAAGCCCACCATACAAGCCCACTGCATATCTTGATGCACATGGTCAACTGTATAACGAGGCCAATCGTCTGGAACTGTTCATTGAAGCAATGCGTCCAGACATTAAGAAAGTCAAGCGGGAAATGCTGTTTATCGGTATGTTAGAATCTGTCCATCCAGAAGATGCCAAACTTCTCATTGCCGTCAAGGACAAGCGTCTACCAAAGACAATCACACCACAAATCGTCAACCTTGCATTTCCAGGATTGGTCTATGAGCAAGTCTCTTAAGCGCAATAAATACTACGATGACCACGAAGAAGAACACGATATGTATCTTGAGACCCGAAAGCAAAAGAGAGAAAAGCGAATTCAATCCGCGCTTAAATCAAAGAACGTTGACCGTCTTCTTGAACTAGACGAAGAGTTTGAATATTGATATGGCAGTTTATAAGTTCTATGATCTGCAAAACAGTGAAACTGGTGAAAAGAAACGTGAACTACTCTCAGAAAAGGAAGTTATCGATCTGATCGAGACTTCCATCTGGGAAGTAATACTACCAGAAGAAATAGGTGAAGCGCCTGCTATTATTTCAGGTCGAACACCTAGACCCTCTGCTGGTTTTCGTGATGTGTTAAAGAAAATAAAGAGAAATAACATTCACAGTAAAATCAACACTTATTAGGGGTTTCAATGAGTAACAGTAGGATTACCAGAAAGCAACGCAGAGCAGAGAGCCAATCATCAGATAGAGAGGAAAGCCAGCATAACAACAGACCCTCGTTTAAGTCGCCATCATTTACTCTTAAACGTGTAAATCCTATAACAGAGAACCAAAGAAAGACCTTCGAACTATTTGATGAAGGCAAACATTTGTTATTGACTGGTACGGCTGGGACTGGTAAAACATTCCTATCTCTCTATCTTTCTCTAAGTGAGATGATGCTTCCTGATTGCGAACAGAATAAGATTTATATTATTCGAAGTGTGGTTCCTACTCGTGACATGGGCTTCTTGCCTGGTAATCAAAAAGAAAAGATGAAGGTGTATGAAGCACCTTATTACGGAATCTGCACCGAACTCTATGGCAGATCAGATGCTTATGAAATCTTAAAGCAAAAGAACGCTGTTGAGTTTATGTCAACCTCATTTGTTCGCGGTATCACAATGAACGATTGCTTTGTCATTGTGGACGAAATGCAGAACCTTACCTTCCACGAATTGGATTCAATCGTGACACGTATCGGTAAGAACTGTAAAGTGATCTTCTCTGGTGACTTCCGTCAGACAGACCTTACCAAAGAACAAGAAAAAGGTGGGCTACATAACTTCATTCGAATCATCGACAGAATATCCGATTTTGGATGCGTGAATTTTACCGCCGAGGACATTGTGCGTTCAAGGCTTGTTAAGGAATATATCATTGCTCGCGAAAAACTTGGGCTTCAACCCTAAGACTTTTGAATATATGGGAATTGAAATTCCCGATCTAAACATCGAGGAAATCAACGGTAAGCGTTATTATGTAACGCAAGACGGGAGGAAATATCCTTCCGTCACTACCGTCCTCGGTGCTACTGCCGAAAAGAAACATCTTGATGACTGGACAAATCGTGTAGGCAAAGAAGAAGCCGACAAAGTTACTGGTCGAGCAGCCAGACGCGGATCGTCAATCCACAATATCTGTGAACGGTATGTCCTAGGGACAATCGACTCGGTCGCGCAGGAAATGCCGATCAACGCATACATGTTCAAGCAAATTCGTGGAGTGCTGGACAAATCGGTCGATAACATCCATTGCGTTGAATCTGCTTTAGTTTCACACAAACTCCAGGTGGCTGGTCGTGTTGATCTTATCGCAGAACATGAAGGCGCCCTATCTATTATTGATTACAAGACTTCTGCTAGAAATAAAAAGCCCGAATGGATCGAAGATTACTTTATTCAGACAGCAATGTATTCATACATGTTCTGGGAAATGACTGGAATCCTAACAAAGAAAATCGTGGTTATTATTGCTATAGAAGAAGAAACTCAAGCGCAAGTGTTCATTAGGAACCCTGCTGATTATATCCTCAAGGCGCAATCACGCGCCAAACTCTTTCACCAAGGAAATGTGCTATGACTGCTATGATTGATGATGTCGAAAGTTTTATGGGATCATGTGACCAACTTTTGCCATATGCTGACCCTGCAATGATTTTGCTATACAAGGAACTTGTCCGTGAAGAGTATCAGGAACTGACTGATGCGATTGATGCGGAAGATGAAGTCGAAACACTTGATGCGTGTATGGACTTGATCTGGGTTCTGATTGGCTTGTGTGCTGCAAAGGGTTATGACACTCGGAACGCATGGGACCATCTAGCCGATAACAACTTCTCTAAGTTTGGACCTGATAACAAGCCACTGCGGCGAGAGGACGGTAAGATTCTGAAGCCTGCTGATTGGGTACCGCCAGACTTCTCTCAGTTTATTCCTAAGTAAGAAAAGAGGTCAGTTTAATCGCTGACCTTTTTTTGTTTGCATTATTTAACTGCCTGTGCGATATTAAGTTATAGAAAGAAACAAGGAAACGAAAATGTCTGGTGAATTTGAGTCCGTTTTTGATGCAGTTTTTAACGATGGTCCTGTTGTCGAATTTCCCAGTTCGCACGTCCGTCTCTATAACAAGCATCGCTTAGAACGCATGGCGGCTGTTCATGCAGTGAAGCAAGGTCGTGAAATCTTTTTGTCGAGTTTCGTCTCAAGGCGGTAGATAACGCTTGATTTATTTCTCGTAATAAGTTATGATAAGTTATAGACAGAAATCAAAGGAATGAAAATGTTGCGACTCGCTTATAATGTTGTCTCTTTCGTGGTCGTGGCCGCTTGTGTGGTTATGGCCTGCATCTTCGCAATGGCAGTAGGTTAAAGAACATGGAAATGAATAGCCGCACTATCGAACAGTTGGTTGACCAACTCTATATGAACTATTTCCACCTGGCAGTTCCTGAGAAGCGGTATGAATCTATTGCGAATTCGCTTAAAAGCGCATTACGCATGGTCGCTGAAGGTGGCATTGATGAATTGGTTTTGTTGGTCGAATGGACCGACGAAAAAGTTGAAGCAAAGCGAAAGGTTACTGTGTAATGAAGATCGAACACGTTGTAAAAGAACTGCAATCTCGGTTGAGTTTTGATAACAAGTCGAGGCCTACCGAGTATGGTTACGTTTGCCGACCTATTCCTCAGGTCGTCTGTGCTGATGGCACTACGTTGTCGATTCAGGCTAGTAGTGGCCACTATTGCGAACCTCGCTCAAACAAGGGACCATACTGGTCAGTTGAAGTTGGATTCCCAAGCGTAGCCATCGAGACTTTCATGGACTACATCGATCAGGCGGGATATGCCGATCCAACTGATTCTGTGTATGGTTGGGTGCCTATCTATGTGGTGGCTCAAGCCATTCTGGATCATGGTGGCTTTGCCGAAAAGTTTTGAAAATAATGGTTGCATTATTTAAATGCCCATGGTATATTGAGTTATAGAGAGATTTGCTCTCGCTTTGAAATGGAAAAGAAAATGAACACCGATTTGACCAAGATTAAGACCCGCATTCGCGCTCTTGCTGCTAAGACTGTGGCTAACGGCTGCACCGAGCAAGAGGCAATGTCGGCCATGACTGTTGTCGGCAAGTTGCTTCAAGAGTATAACCTATCAATGGATATGGTTGATCTCCACGATGAGGCTTGTGCGAAACTCGAAATCCAGGCGGACACAAAGCAAAAGAGTGGCGTCTACTATGCAATGGCGGCTATCGCAAAGTTTACCGACTGTAAGGTCTGGTCAACTAAGGGTCGCTACTCTGGCTTGGTCTACTCGTTCTTCGGTCAAGAGTCTGACTTGCTAATGGCTAAGTATCTCTATGATCTGGTCAACGGCTCGATCAAGTTCGAGACCAAGCAGTTCAAGAAGACTCCAGAATATAAGAATGCTCGCACCGCTAAGGGCGCGTCCTCTGCGTTTGCTCTTGGTATGGGTTCACGAATTGGCAAGCGCCTCACTCAGATGAAGATTGAGAGTGAGCGAGACGCTACCGCTTCTCGTGGTGGTAATAACGCTCTGATCATTCTGAAGTCTAAGTTGGTCACTGAGGAGTTTGCCAAGATGAAGTTGCGTCTTTCTAAGGCTGGCAAGACCAGCGTTCGTGATACGGCTTCTTATTACAGCGGCGCGGCTGCTGGTGATCGTGTCAATCTCTCTCGTCCAGTCAATGGTCCAGGCGGTCAAGTTTTTCAGATCGCCTGCTAATACCGCTTGCATTATTTAAATGCATATGGTATATTAAGTTATAGAGAAATGTTTCTCGCTGAAGAGGTTTGAAATGCTGCCGTTTAAGATGACTCTCTCTGAAAAACTGGCTACGATCATCCGTTCGCGCCAGTCTGGCAATCTCGGAACTTATGAGGATATGGGTTTCGGTCGCGGTAAGGTGATCGCTGACGGCATTACCATTCTCGTTAGTGGTAACAGCCGATGCTGTATAATCGGCGTTCCTGGCTCGGTGGCAATGCGTTCCGTTAACAGCGATGCTGAACTAGAATACACCATCGAACTAGCACTAGGCTTAAATCACGCTTAAATCACAGGGCACTGATGCCCGCTTTGAAAAGGAATATTGTTATGGGTTTAGATATGTATCTCTCTGCCAAGCGTTATATGTGGTATAATGAGACGGAACTGAAGGATCAACTTGGCGCTCCTATCGATTTGCCTGAGGGCATCAAAGTGGAAGAAGTCACTGTTCAAGCCGCTTATTGGCGCAAGGCTAACCAAATCCACAAGTGGTTTGTTGATAACGTGCAAGAGGGTAAAGATGACTGTGGCACCTACGATGTGGAACGAAGTCAGTTGCTCGAATTGATCGGTCTGTGTAAGCAAGTCCAAGTCGATGAAAAACGGGCTATGGAGTTACTTCCATCTCGAAGCGGATTCTTTTTCGGTTCAGTTGAATATAATGATTACTATATGCATGATATCAACTCCACCGTTATCCAACTTGAGCGGGCTTTGACGCTCGACGAAAAGCAATGGTGCTTCCAATATCACGCAAGTTGGTAAAGTTTTAAAAAAAACTCTTGTGTTATTTAACTGAACGTGGTATATTAAGTTATAGAGAGATTTGCTCTCGCTTCGAAAGGTTCAAAGATGACCGTTTATAAGACTGAGAACTACAACTTCGACAACAGGACCATCGTTTACGTCGGTGAAGATTTTGAGGCTGCAAAGGCTGCGGCTGTGGAATCTGGTTTCGAAGCAATCATCTTTACTGGTGAGCGTGGCATATCAGATCCAGAGTTCGATCTGTTTGCCGTTTATTCTCCAGTTTATGGGATGCAGATCAAGAAAATGTCTTGATTTATTTCTCTTGATAAGTTATATTAAGTTATAGGGCAATCTGGCCCAGTGAAAAGGAAATCTACAAAATGGCTCATATGATTGAAATGCTCGGCGGTAAGGCTCAGATGGCTTGGGCTGGCGAGACTCCTTGGCACGGACTTGGCACACAAGTTCCTGCTGATCTAACTCCGCAACAGATGCTTCAGGCTGCTGGTCTTGACTGGCGCGTCAACAAGATTCCAGCGTATGCTGAAATCGGCGGCGAGAAGGTCGACATCGGTCGCTCTGCGTTGGTTCGCGATTTCGACAACAAGATTTTGGATGTGATCACAGACGATTGGCAACCAAATCAGAATGCCGATGCATTTGAGTTCTTCAATGACTTTGTTGGCAATGGCGATATGGAAATGCATACTGCTGGCTCACTCCGCGGCGGTAAGATCGTTTGGGGTCTTGCAAAGGTCAACGAGAGTTTTGAGTTGTTCAAGGGTGATAAGGTTGACAGTTATCTTCTGTTCACCAATCCTCACTCTTACGGTCAATCCATTGACATTCGGTTCACTCCCATCCGCGTTGTCTGCAATAACACTCTGACTCTTTCTCTCTCAAAGAATGCCAATCAGATGGTTAAGGTCTCTCACCGTAATGAGTTTGACGGCGATAAGGTCAAGGAAATGCTTGGCGTTGCTAGCGACAAGTTGGCTTCCTACAAGGAAATGGCTCAATATCTTGGCTCCAAGCGTTACAATGAAGAGTCGGTCGTTGACTACTTCAAGCGTATCTTCCCAATGAATTCCACAAAGGGTAAGGAAATCTCTAAGAATGCCAAGATCGCTCTTGAGGTAATCGACCAGCAGCCTGGAGCAAACTTCGCTGAAGGCACTTGGTGGTCAGCATTCAACACTGTCACCTTCATGACCGACCACGTTATCGGTCGCACTGTTGATGCTCGATTGGACTCCGCTTGGTTCGGTGCTAATAAGTCTCTGAAGACTAAGGCTCTTGAAACTGCAATCGAAATGGCAGAGGTGGCATAATGGCAATGTTTATCATTGGGTGGCTCTTAACAGGAGCCATCTTTTCTTTGGGATTTGTTGTCATTAAACGAGGCAAAGACTTGACATATGGCGATTTAGGATTTGGTCTAACAATGTCTCTATGCGGTCCTATTACTGCCGTCGCTGTTTGCAGTCTTTTGATTCCAGATTTTCCCAAAGATTTCTGGGAAACTCCAGTCTTTAAGAAGGATAGGTAAAATGTTTACAAATGATACTCTTATTTGGCTTGCAATTGGATTTGTGTCGGCTATCATTGTTGTTCCTCTGTATTATAGATTTATGGAATGGAAACTGAATCGCGCAAGTTTACTTGCTGTTGTTATTTTAACATTACTCGGCGTATATACACTAGGCTATTTGGTCGCATGTATCTTTCTTTTTGTTCTTGTAAAGATCCTCAACACTTCATTCTGGCTCACTCCACTCAATAAGAAGGATAAGTAAATGTTAGAAGCCTTAACCTCTTTCGTTGATCTTATGATAGCATTCATTTCAGGATTTTGGCTCTGCTATTTTATTATTCAATATCAAAACAGGAAGGATAAGTAATATGACTCCAGGTATTTCACAAAAGATCAGCGAATACGGAAACGCGGTTGCTGATTACTGGATCTTCGAAGGCGAGTTGGAGTTCCAAGATCGCTATATATCAGCCAATCAAATTGAAAAGAGTGCCAGACTCAAGAAAACTATGGAAGATGCCAAGTTGGCTCTGATGGATGAAATCGTCAAGGAGTATATGTAATGGGATATTCGGTAGAAGTTACCCTTGACGATTTTGACGATTGGTCAATCCTAGAAGCGGCTGAAGAGATTATCCAAGGATTTAACTATAAAGAAGGCAGTGACGGAGAAAAGTTGTTGCGAAAGATGTATATTCATCTGTGTTATTTGTTTGATGAAGAATCGCAGATCAAACCAGAATCGTTTGTTGATCCGTCTACTGCCGCTGATATTTACGATAATGATCATCTGAAGTTTCATGTAAATCAGTCAAAAGATTTTAAGTTTTTCTCTGATATTTGATTGACTTGTCTCGTTTGATCGGTAATAATGAAATCATGAAAGGAAACACAATGAAGACATTTCTGAAGTTTGCACTATTCCCCGTTGTTTTGTTCGTTGCGGTGTATCTCATTCCAACTGGAATTGCTACCCTAATCAACGCCCACAATGACGTGGCTTCCCTAACATTGATATTTTTTGTCAGTTTAGGTTTTGGTTGGATCGCAACCTATCTCTACAACAAGTTTATCATGACAAAGGAAACTACAAATGAAGATACTTGATCATTTTCTCGCGCTTGATCCAGATTCTCTTCAGCCAGAATTACACTTAAGTATATCAATTCCTATCTCTTATTGGCAACAAGATACGCCAAATATGGATGTATTTGCAACGATTGGCAAACAACTTCACAACGCATTTCAACAATATATGACAAAGGAAAATACAAATGAAGATTAAGACTCTACTCCTCGTTGGCGCTGCCGCTCTGTCGCTCGCCGCATGTACTCAAGTCCAACCTGGACACGTTGGCATTAAGGTTGAGAACTTTGGTTCTTCTGCTGGTGTAAGTGAACAGTCACTTCCCGTTGGCGCATATTTCGCTGGTCCTGGCACTAACATCTACCAGTATCCAGTGTTCACTAGCACTTATGCATGGGCCGCTACCAACGAAGGTCGTGATGGTGTTAACGAATCATTCCACTTCCAAGACAAGAATGGTCTAGACCTCTCCGCTGATGTCTCTATCGCTTTCCGCGTTGATCCTACTAAGGCGCCTGTTCTGTTCCAGAAGTATCGTACTGATATGGACGGTATCGTTGCTGGTCCTCTTCGGAACGCTGTTCGCTCTGCAATCGGTAACGAGTCTGCCAAGTTGGGCGTTGAAGAAATCTATGGTCCAAAGAAGGCTGAACTTTCTGCCGCTGCACTAGCAGATGTGCAAAAGTATTTCGCTCCTTATGGTCTGATTGTTGAGCAACTCTATTGGGCTTCGAACATCAAGGTTCCTGATGCAGTGACCGCACAGATCAATCAGAAGATTGCTAACGAACAAGCGGCTCTTGCTGCACAGGCTTCGGTTGCAACTGCTGAAGCGCAAGCACGATCTGCTGTAGCTAAGGCTGAAGGTAAGGCTCAAGCAATGCGTATTGAAGCGGCTGCTATCTCTGCAAATCCACAAGTCCTCGAATTGCGAGCGATTGAAAAGTGGGACGGCGTTCTTCCTCAAGTGACAAGCGGTGCAACTCCGTTCGTTTCGCTTAAGTAGGGACTGGCGAGGGTGGCAACACCCCAGGCTTTGGTGG